TGTTATCAGATCCATCATCACCCAGCTCAAAAACTCAATTTTTATTTTTATTTTCGAGCGGTAACCGTAGTCCGCTATTTTTCTGGTAAATCTTAACTAAGAACACCTACTCATCATGATCACCGTTGTACCAGTCAATGAGAAAATCTCTAGAGTACACTCGACCACCTAGGTCATGCACCCAACTAGCTATTCTTTTGTACACTTCTTCATCAAAAGCGTACAATCTCATATAACTCTCCAACTGTTCCAACTTAAATTCGGAGGTTTCAAAAAGACAACCCATATGTTTCTTTCCATAAGAGGGCAACGATTCATTCAAGTCAAACATATGACCAGCAAAATCAATTTTACCACCCTCTTTAAGATCCGAAGTATGATAATCCCTGGCTATGCAACCCGCTTGATTGAGGTACAATATGTACTCAGCAATAGCTTCCATCGCCGCCTGGGTCGTGTCATCTCCGATAACATCTGGAGCGTCCTTTACAAACCCCACTCTACGAATCTCCGCTAACGCATGCAAAGCAACTTGGGCGATGCCGTTCCAAATTATGGTTCCAAGACAACCGGATTTCATCAATCCAGCTAACGCTTGTGCGAATCGAAGCCACCCGCCAACATTGAACACAGGTTCACTAAACAGCGCGATCATTCTATTGCGAATCTGGCAAATTCTGACACGGTCATTAAAACCGCAGAACCTCACCATCAATTCGCTTAAAATATATGCGATCCACGCCATCATAGTCCAATCCCATGAACTCTTGTCAGCAAATAACCTTTTTCCTCGGTTGTGCCTCTTGGCCAACCACTTATAACCACCTTTGTACGGCGTCCACCCAGCTTTGTTGGGCGTCTGCGAAAAACCTTCATAGGTGTAACACTTATCAAAGAACTGGCCGAAAAGAATTCTATCTACTATCGTATCTGTGATTGAAACAGATGAGATTAAACGAAAGGCACCCGAATCAATTTTTGCTTTCTTGTGAAGTTCATCTTTCACGAAAACATTAATGTCATCGGCAATCGGCTTTTCTTTCAAAGCTTCAAGCCTTTCTTCAACCTCATCATAAACCATCACTAACGAATTCAAATCAAAAGAGCCATCCTCTTTCAAGAATAGCTCTTTATTCGTTTTATAGTGTTCTTTCCACGGCCATCCAGGTGAGGAGTTCATATCGACATGTTTTAGACAATCCATAAAAGTATCTGGATTCAACTCCAATTTTTCAAAAGGTCGAGCAGCACCATAAGCTTTTTCTACAAAAGCAAGCACTTTCTTGACTTCTTTTATATTGGGTGGTCTCATGTTAACCCTGACTTGCTCTCGCCTGCCAGCATGAAACCTCAAAGATTCCAAAATACAAAGATCGTCTTTCGACGTCCAACTGAACTCCTCCCTAAAGTTCTCCCAACCTCTACTCTTCAAAAACTCCCTGTCAAAATATTTTTCAAAATTCAAATCCGGCTTCCGGTCCCGAGTCCGTTTAGGCTTCCGTCTATGGTGAGGAATTTCACGCGTTACTCCGCGTCCGAAGGGACATCTATGCTCGTCCCAGGGCGGCCTCCTGCCGGATACGACGAAATGGTCGAGGGATTCGGCATGTTCGGCCGTGAAGTCTCCTGGCCAGTCAGCTCCTTTATCATAAGAGCCAAAGCCGCAGGATCTTCTCTCAAACAAGCCATGGCATTCGACACAAGTTGCTGCACAGTCTGTGGAGACTTTGCTTTCTTCTTCTGCCGAACTGCTCTCCTCTTCTCTCTCCGTTGTTCCGGTGTCAACGCTTTCTGTTCCTCGTTCATCTTGTTCAATTTTTTGATTTTTATATTCAGGTCTGACAATTTTTCTTGGAGACTCACGTATTCTTTGGCTAGCGCCTTCTTCTCGGCACCAGCACTCAACTCGCTCATTCTCAGACTCAACTCCTGAGCATGAGACGCAGCGAGCGATCTCGACGCTACCAAGCTCTCCAGACTCTCGCACAAATGCATTCCACTTGCCTCGGGCTTCCCATTTGGGGTCTCGCGACCCCGCTGGGCGTTTCCCGAAGCCTCAGATTTTGGAGCTGATTTCTTCTTTGGTTCTGGCGTTTTGTCAATTCCTGGTGTAGTCATTACTGACTTCAACCACTGAGCGTATTCACGCTCTTCGGTCGGCGGTTGGAAAACTGATTCAGAGTCAGACTCTGAGTCAATCGACGAATCAGTCGAAACCTCATCATCAATATAGCGGGGGGTATCGGAGAAAGTTACCTTAGAAGTGCTCGGTTTTGGTTCCTTCGGCTCACGACTTAAAAAAGCGGGATGATTCTCTATGGTATTCATAACCGATAGAAAACTGCGCGGTGATGGCACCACTGAACGTGGCACCCCTTTTTCATAGCCTTGATAATCCTTAAGCCTAATGTAATCATTTCCAGAGTCTATTCTATCAATTGCCTCATCAAACTCTTTTTGAGTTAAATGCTTTGGCTTAGTAGCAAAGACTCTTGCACTAATTTTCTTAGGTTCGAGTTTTGGAGCTTCGTCCTCGCTCAAACCTTCTGGAAAACGGTTCCTCTTTCCTTTTCCCCCTCTACGCTTCCTCAATTCCGC